TCACGACGATTTTCGCGAGCAGGATGCGGTTGGCGTGGTTGGCCGTGCCGGGAGCCTCGTTGATGATGTCCCTGCCGCACTCCCTGATCGCCATGAACACCCGGCTGGTGAAGGCCGCATCAATCGATGTCGCGTAGGTCGTGGCGTATGTCATGTCCTCTCCTCGGACGCAGCAAAGCCCGGGTCCGTAGACCCGGGCCTGTTGCGTTCTATCTTCACGTCTTCGACCATGGGATTGGTCCGTTCACAGCGCCCCATGGGATTGGGGCGGGCCTGCCGGTTAGGGCATCAGCCTCCGAGCATCCTCGACGAGATGATGTCTACGTCGTCTCCCCCGCACACTACACCATTGGGCAAGATCCACAAGCGGGTCATCGTCCCGTCCTTGCCCTTCTTGCCGATCCCGATGGACACGATCTCGCTACCGGCCATCAGGTTGCCGACGTGGTTCTTGGTGAAGTACGGCTGGTCACCTTCCTCGACCACCAGGCAGAACAGGGGCATGCCCGTCTGCTTGAGGTGCAGCCACCAGGTGGACGGGATCCGCATGACCTCGGCATGGCGGGCGATCCAGCCACCCTCGTCCAGGTCGATCCCGATGTTGCCACCCTCCCGGGTGCGATCGTCCGGGGCGATGACCAGGAAGAACGGGGAGTCCCCCTTCCAGCCGGGAACCTCGCTCGTCTCCGCCAGGCGTGTCGACTGGCCCTCGATGATCTCCATCACAACCCCAGCTTCTTCTTCGCCATCCTGGGCGTGATCGCCTTGTGTCCCACCGACGCGAGCTGCTCCTCGCGGAACTTCTGCGCCCCGGCCGGCCGGAAGGCGATCTCCCGGAGGAAGTTCTCCTCGGTGATGATCGTCATCCCGGAGTGGCCGATCTTCACGCCCGTGTCCACGAACACCCTGGAACCTGCCTCCTTGGCATCGCGGCAGAACAGGAAGTCCTCGCCGTATTCACCCTCCCAACGGAAGAACGCGTTCGCGCGCTTTCGCTTGCGGGTCTCGAGATCCGGCCAGGGGTCGAGCAGGAACTCCTCGTAGTCGGCGATGGCCGCGTCGACATCGGGATCCCCGGCCATGGGATGAAGACGCTCGAGCGCATCCCGGGCAGCCTTCTCCATGATCCTGGCGAACACCCGCTTGTGGATCAGGCAGAACGCCATGCCGGTGGCATCGACCTCGACGGCGGCGTCCTCGTCCCACTGCTCCATGAACGTGTACCCGTGCTCGGCGTTTCTCGCCTTGACGTACATGGTGGGCTGATAGGGGGGCGTCCGCTGGAAGCAGAGCCCGCCGACGATGTCCAGGTCGAACTTCTTCTGGGTCTCGATCAGGGTCTTGATCGCCTCGGCCTGGAAGACCATGTCCGAGTCGATGAACAGGATCCACTCCCCGTCCATCTTCTGGATGCACTCGTTGCGCTGGTGGACGAGCACGTTGCCCTGGACGATATAGCGCTGTGTCGTCTCACCTAAGTTGAGATAGGTCCGATCGTCCACCAGCCATGAGATGGCCGTCTGTGCCGAGACCCAGTCGCGGGTGACCATGGCGATGGTCCCCACGCACTTGAGGGGGATGCTCGGGCTGTCGTGGACCTCGAGCACCTCCATCTCCGTGCCGTCGTAGACCCCAGGCCGCGCACGGCGGCCTTCAGGTGTGATCTCGGTCATCGTCAGGAAACGACGATGGTGGCGGCGGTCTGGATGGCGATCTCGTTGAGCGGGTTGGTCACGTCGTAGAGCCCCACCGTGTAGGTGCCGGCCGACGGGAAGATGTACCCGTTGAACTGGAAGTCGCCGACGGGTGTGGTGCCGAAGACCTGAGACCGGCCGACCTCGACTCCACCGACCACCATGGTCAGGACGAAGCGGTGCTCGGGCTCGGTCGGGTAGATCGCGGCGTTGAACTCGCTGACATCGTTGGGCTCTGTCCCCGCGATGGCAAACGTGCAGACGGTCTTCTTGGAGATGATGCTCCCCGATGCCGGGGTGACGGTGATGGCTGCGGCCATGGCTAGGTCCACTCCTTCTCGATGCGGAAGTCGCTTCGACTGTACGGGATGGCGACCTGGTCTGAAAGGACCAACGCGCCGGGATCAGAGGGCCGCCGGTAGGGGCAGATCTCGCAGGTCGCGAAATGCTGTCCGTTCACCGTCACGGTTCGGAGCTGATGGCTGCCCTCGACGTTGGTCAGCGGCTCCGCGTGAAAGGGATCCTCTTCCGGGTGCCAGGCGAACGGAGGCTCATGGACGAACGTCCGGTTCTTCCCGTTCGACAGGCGCCGGCCGAGGTGCTGGTCCTCGCTGCCATGGTGGCCGAGGAACCCGAGATCGAACCCGCCGACCTCCCAGAAGAGATCACGGCGGATGCCCAGCAGGCCCGCGTAGCTGCTCTGCCACCCGTGCCAATCGTTGACGTATGCCTCACGCGGTCTCCCGCGCTCCGGCTCCATGTGGATCATCGCCCCGGCCGGAATCTGGGTGAAGTCGATGTACCGGTGGTGACCCCAGCAGAAGCCATCCCGCTCCACGATCGGGAGCATCGCCTTGATCAGCCCGACCGGCGCCACCAGGTCATCGTCGAGGAACAGGATGATGTCCGCATCCGTATCGTCGGCACCGACGTTCCTCCGAAGCCCGGCATCACCGCGCCCGATGGGATGCAGGTCGCTCCAGAAGCGGAGGAGCTTCACACCCTCCATAGGCACGATCTCGTTGCTGACTACCGTGATGCTGTCGGCCCGGATCGTCTGGAGTTGCAAGCTGGCGATCAGGTCGTCGACCGACGGTCTGGTCGCGGGAATGATGACCTCAACCCGCATCAGGCTCTCCGCAGGACCGCCAGCCCCCAGGTGGACGGATGGACTACCTCGAGGACGTAGGGAACATCTCCCTCGAGCCAGCCGTCGATGGCCCGCTTCACGTCCGGCGTGTCCGAGTAGAGGTAGTCATGGAGGGCGATCACGCTGGGATTGAGGCTCGCGGCACGGTCCAGCTCCTTCACGGTCTGGTCGTACTCGTGGCTGCTGTCGATCATCACGAAACCGACGTGCTTGGGCAGCGGCACGGTCACCGAGTCGCCCACGATGAACTTGAACCTGGGATCAGCCGTGACCCTCGGCGGAAGCGGACAAAGGGGATCGATGTCCACGCTGTACAGCCGGCCGTCTTCGGGGAGGCCGTCGAGGATGGCCCAGGAGGACACCGCTCCCCGGACGCCGAACTCCGCGACCACCCTGGCGGTAGACGCCAGGTCCGTCAGGTGACCCAGGTGCGGGACCATGTCCACCCACTGGCGGGCGTAGGCCTCGAGATCCATCCCCGGCCTGTACTCGTCCCTGACGTAGGGCCTGACGGTGCCGTCAGCGCTGATCATCTTCTCCGCCATGGTTCAGCCACCACCTCGTGTCGTGCCACCTGATGTATCGATCCTGTGTCCCGAGATCCACATACGCGCCCAGGTGCGTCCATCCCATGTCGAGCCGGCCGAGCTGCGGGCCATCCTTCTCGGCGTCCGTGAACTTTGCCAGGGCCCCTGCCCTGACCACGAATGCTCCCCAGCCCATGACCTGCCGGACCGACCCGGGCTTCTTGGTCAGGACGGCCTTCACTCGATCACCATCGAGGAGCACGTCATCCAACTCCCCAGAGCCGGCCGTGAACAGCGCCAGGGCACCATCGCCCCTGACGGCCCCGACCACGTCCTCCATGGTCTTGCCCTCGTGGAGACGCCAGATCGAGTCCGGCAACGCGCAGACCACGAGGGTGTCCTCGCTGTGCCTGTCCGCGATCATGTGCCCGGCATCCCCGAGAGCTGCGGGGAGGTTTGCCTCTACTGTGACCAGGACCTTCATCCCGTCTGCCTCGACGGATGACATCAGGCACTCGCAGGTATGCGGGCGGACGAGCGCATAGGCGAGAGGCGTGACGGTGCGCACCTGGCGCAGGGCATGCTGGTAGATCGGGACGATCCCGTCGTTGGTGATCGTGGGTGCCAGGGGCTTGGGGAACGACATCCCGAGGCGGATCCCGTTGCCGCCCATCGGGAGCAGGCCGACGATCTCAGGCAAGCGTGTCCCTGACCTTCTGGATGTCCGCGTCGGCTCCCTGCTGGAGCCAGCTCACGAAGATATCCCGGTCGTGGGCATACATCTCCTCGGAGTTGGCGTCACGGTAGACGTTGTCCATCTGGCCCTTCCCGAAGAACGGATGGAGGTGCTCGATGATCGTGTCCCCCATGTAGTGGAGACAGCCGGCTCCCTCGCCCAGGACCTGCCAGGCGTTGTCGATGTACAGGTGCCGGGCACCCTTGAGACCGAAGTAGCCGAGAGCCCGGACGATCGCTGCCGTCACGAAGACGTGGGTGGGGATGTCGTTGCGGGCGAGATCCCAGGCGTAGGCGTACCCGCCCCCGGCGAGGGTGTCGGTGACAACGAGATCCCAGCCCTCGGTTCGGAAGCGGTTGTCGTCTCCGATGAAGCCCAGGAGCGATGGGGTCGCCTCCCCTTCCAGGATGCGGTCAACAGCCGACTGGAGGATCTCATTCATCCACTCCCGGTGCGGCACGATGACGAGGGGGATGCCCTCGTACAGGAGGTGGTCGTCGGTCGCGATGGGCTCATTCTCGCTGATCGCGAACACAAGTTTCGTGTCGGGCAGGATCCTGGTGGCCTGGAACGACTCCCAGGCTGCTGCGACCGCTGCCGGCCTGCCCTTGGTGGGGCAGATGACTGTCAGGCTCATGGTCCCTCTCTCGCGATGAAGGGGGTGGGGCCGCCGGGCGACGGCCCCTGGAGACTACGCCTCCTGGTAGCTGTAGTTGACGGTCTGCTGCGTCCAGTTGCCCGGACCGGCAGTTGCGCCCACGGCGAGCTGGAGGACCAGGTACTTGGTGTACTGGCCGACCCCACCGGTCCCCCAGTACGCGGCGGTGTCCCAGTTGGCCTTGGTGCTCGAGGTCCAGGCGGTGGACACCGCGTTGGCGATGCCGGAGGGTCCCGTGGTGCCCTGCTGGTACGTCACATAGCCCCCGGTGAAGTACAACGTGGTCGAGGTGTCGACCGTGCTGTTGAACCACACCATGAAGCTCTGGACGTAGTTCGCGGGGGTTGCGGTGATCTTGAGCCGGATCCACTTCTCATAGCTATTGGTTCCGACCGTGATCGGGTTCGCCTGACGGTTGGACAACGTGTTGTAGTAGTTGTCCGCGCTGATCAGGTCGATGCCCGGAACGGAGTCCGCTGGGGTGCCTGCGGAGGCACCGTACTGCACGGACAGGACGAGTGTTGCGGCCATTGATGACTCCTCTGCTGGGCCCAGGAGCCGCGTCTAGGAGAAAGTCTTCGACGACTGTCCCGACGACGGTGTGGGCGGCGGTGTGGCGACCTCCCTGGCCGTGAGCACGTCATCGACGGTCACGACACCCAGGGCAGTATTCGCCATGAGCTTGTTGTACGGGTTGTTCTCGTCGTTGACATCACCCCTGGGAGGCCGACCCTCGTCCAACAGCGCGTCGTTCACCGACTTCCAAGGCATGCCTGCGAGCGCCAACTTGTTGATGTTGGCCTTGGACATGGACTCCTTGATGTTCAGTCGAGTGAAACGGAACGCGAGGTTGTTCGTGTTCCCTCCGAAGGACTCGTCCCAGACGATCTCCCGCGTGAAGTAGTCCTGCACGAGCGCGAGCAGCGGACGGAGACCCCGGTCCTCGGTCATTTCCATCTGCGTCTCTGACGTTGCCCGGTTGATGTCGAACGTCAGCCCCAGGTCCTGCGGGCTGATCAGGTAGACCGCGCAGATCTTGCGCACCAGGTAGTCGAGCCACTCCCGGTACTGCATGTCGCGGTTGGACCCACGGAAGGGGAAGAACTTGGCTCCCTTGGTGCCGCCGATGAAGGCCATCGCCCCCTTGCCGGCCACCTCGTACTGCCAGTAGCTCTTGAACGCATCGACCTGCTCGGGGCGGGCCCCCTCGCCGAGATCCAGCATGCCGTCGGGGGCGGCATTCATGACCTGGCGGTGGTTGTACTGGGACCCGTTCACCTCGGCGTCGACGGTGTTCTTGAGCGTCTCCAACGGA